GGCTTGCACAATACTTGGAAGCCTTCTACCTCACAGAACATTCGCTCTACGAACTGCGGTAGATCCTCGTACGTCTTGAGGCTACCGCAGGGTACGACGTGATCCACTTGGACCTCGCCTGATCTGAACAGCTCCTTGCAGGAGGCACATTCGTATCGTGCGCCTTCCTCTGTGTCACGCATGGCACGCTTCTTGGCGTGGTACTTGACAGGGTACTTCTGGAACGCAGAGCGCAGGGCACTGCGGATGAAGCCGAAGTATCTGGCCTCAGTCCACGTGCCCGACGCCCGTGTCCGCTCAACTCGGCGTGGCATAAACCTCTCCGGGCTCTCGCCTTATCCAGAGTTGACCCCCGATGCGCGTCAGCCAATCGTCCAGCACGCTGTCCATGTCATCCATGCACATGCCCACGTTCTCGTACCCGTCAGCGTACACACTGCGTACGTACTGGTACATCTCGAGCGGGTCAGTCATGTCTTGGATAGGTGCCTTGGTCTTGGCGAGCGCTTTGACTCCGACCATCTTGAACAGGCCGGGAATGTTATCTGTCGAGTCACCAGTCAGCATCTGCGTGTAGAAGAACCGATCCGCCTCTACGGGCGTTACCTCGTACAAGCCCTCTCGCTTGCCCTTCCAAACATAATGCCAGCCGGGGATACCGTCCAGATCTTTATCTAATGTTGCAATACCCCAGCCGTCTTGCATGGCGTGGATACCTAGGAGGTCATCTGCTTCCTCGTTCTCGGAGACGATAGCGTCTAGAGATTCGATGGCAAACTCTTTGAGTGCCTCGATGTGGACCGGCTTGTCAGCTCCCTTACGGTTAGCTTTGTATACGTCGCTCAACTCGTTGCGGAAGTTGGTGTCGCCGGTGAGGAATAGCTGTGCCTTCTTGCACTCGCATCCGTCCATCACACCCTGCACACGCTGGCGCAGGGAGTGACGTGCGAAGTCAATGGGATCATCCTGAGCGGCGAACCCTACCTCGTACAGTAGGATGTCGCCGTCGATTCCCCATATCTCAGGGCGCTCCATTAGAGCACTTCACCTTCTACGAAGTCGCCGCCTGCCTCTGGAACTGCAAGCTCCTCGACTACGATGCGCTCGATCTTGGGTGATACGCCTGAGTTGCCGCCCACGTTGTAGGCGAAGGGCTTGATGGTAGCTCGGACAACAGAGCCGTACCCGATCTGCTGGGTAGCACCCATGAACGAGTTGCCGTCCACGTCTACCGGAATGATCGGCCACTTGCTCGTCGGCTTGATGGTAGCGCCCATCTCACCGTTGTCTGCTCGTACCTTGATGCCCACCTCTTCGAGTTTCTCGACTGCGGCGGGGGACAGGTTACCCAATACAACTTGGTACTTGCCTGACATCTCGTCGGTAGTCTCGAACTTGGGGAAGTTTACCACTGCGCGTACTGTGATGCGTTCGTTTGAGATCATACTCTCGTCTCCGTTGTGCGGGTTGCATTATGCAGTCCCTATATACTCATAATACTACGGGTGGCTGGTCTTGTCAACACCTTAGTGCGTCTGAGACCAGTTGTCACCCACCATGTACTCGCCGTCGAGTGGGCACCGGAGTCCCAAGTCTCTGCCCGCCTGCCGTATGGCATTGCGGACACAAGCACCCACCCGATCGGCGTACTGCTCTGGTACTTCTAACTGGTATTCGTCGTGAACATTCGCTACGAACTTGTACGGGTAGCCATACGCGTCTAGCTTCTGCTCTGCGATTACCAGCGCCTTCTTCATCACGATAGCACCAGCGGACTGGAGTAACGTGTTGAGTGCGGCGTGTTCGCTACGTACGTGTAGCCTCCGACCGTCCAGTCCGGGGACGGTGCCGCTCCTAGCTATCTTCTTGATGCGTCCTATCAGCTCTCGGTACGCCGGCCAGTTGCGCTCGTAGCTGTCACGCAGGGCCTTGCCCTTGGCGGCTGAGCCACCGACAGTCGAGCCTAGCTTGGCGTCGCCTGCGCCGTAGAGTAGGGCGTAGATCAGGGTCTTCGCTTGGCTCCGCGTCTCGCAACCGAACGCCTTCTGGTTGGCAGTGTGGATGTCACCGTCGAGTATCTCCTTGGTGAACTCCGCGTCCTGCATGTAGTGCGCCAGCATACGTAGCTCCAAGCCTGACGCGTCACACCCCACCAGCTTGTGACCTTCGGGCACGATGAAGAACGTGCGGTAGTCTGAGTCGCTGGGGATCTGCGCCATGTTGGGGCGAGCGTGTGTCATGCGGCCCGTGACTGCGCCGTTGGTGTTGACGTAGCCGTGCAGTCGGCCGTCATCCTCGTAGGCGTTGAGCCACGACAGTATCATCGCACTGCGCTTACCTAGCGTGAGGTACTCTAGCACCAGCGAAGCCTCTGGGACATGCGCGTTGTCAGCAAGGGTGTTCTCGTCAACAATAACCGCGCCTTTCTCTGTGCGCTTCGTCCACTTCGCACCCTTACTCTCAAGACGGCGGGCAATCTGTTGCCTCGACGCGACATTGAACTCCTCAACGTGGTCCTTGAGTCGCTTGCCCGTCTTCTCACTCCACCTCTCAGTGACGATGGGAGGGAAAGTCTCCTTGAGGATCTCGTCAATCTCATTCATTCTCTCCTTCTGTTGTGCGTAGTATGCCGATGCACCTGCGAAGTCGAACATGAATCCGTTCTCCTCCTGCTTACGTACGATGCGGGAGCACTCATGCTCCAGAGCAAGGCACTCACCGCCGAAGCCTAGCTCGTCGAACTCCTTGAGCAGGAATCGGTAGGCGTCCCAGTTGGCACGCGTGTCCTGCAAGCAGTAGTCGATCATCTGATCGGTCAGCCCGTTGTCGAAGTCGGCGACGTCGAAGTCATCCTTCTGCTCCAGACCGGCGCGCTCGGCGATAGCCTTGAGACTGTTGTGTCCCTTGGCTGGGTTGATTAGACGTGCCAGTACCAGCGTGTCGATGATCTCGACGTCAGCCGGCGGAGTCCAGCCCCACACCTGCTTCATCACGGGCAGGTCGAAGTGCAACAAGTTGTGGCCTATGAGCGCTGTCGCATCCTTGGGTATGTCGCTCGCTTGCGTACTCCAAGAAGCGTTCCCATCTTCGTCGCACCATGCCACCATCCAGATGCAGTCGTGCGCTAGGTTCGTCTCGATGTCGATCACGTACCGCATTCTGTTCCTCCTCGATAATCCATTGTCCCATCCTACTCATATCTGCTCCTTCGCTCGGAAGGCTCGGCCCGTCTCGTAGCTCAGTCGGCAGTGGTCTGCCTCACCGAACAGGCTGAACACAAAGTCGATTATAGCACGCGGGATTGCATAGCGCAACATGTGCCGCCGCAAGTAGCAAGTCTCGCTGAACGTGTACGGGTACGGCGCACCACCGAAGTGTACTATCTGGTTGAACAGTATGCTCACGCACGCCCAGAATGCACGCGCCCTATACCAGAAACTCATAGTGCCTCCTCCTCTGCTACGACAGGCTCGAAGTCAGTGAGCCTACCTGTGTCTGCGTTGTACAGCAGGTGTCCGGCGGGGCCGGTGATACCACTGAACCTGTTCTTTAGCACACGGATGTGTGTGGTGTTGCGCTCGGTCTCATCCTCTGCCTGACCGTTACGCTCAAGGCCGATGACGAAGTCGCTAAGCTGTGCGATGCTGGCGCTACCACGTAGCTGTGCCACGCTGGTGACTGCGCCCTCTTCGTGGCCCTTGCCGTCTGGCCGCTTGAGGTGGCTCACCGCGAACAGCACGATGCCTGTGTCCTGCGTCAGCGTACGTAGCTTGGTCATGATCTCATCCAGCGCACGGCGTTCGTCACCGTACTGCCCACCCGATACGAGTATCGAGATGTGGTCGAGGATGATGACCTTGCAGTCCATAGCCTTAGCCATGAAGCGCACGCGGCTCACCACTTGATCCACGGTAGCGCCGGTGTCGAAGCTGGCGTCCATGATGAACAGTTGATCGTCGCCGAACGTGCGGTCGAAGCTATCCTTGTATGCCGCGTCACCGTACTTGACGGGTGAGGTAGGCAGGTGTATAGGGAACGACAGGTCAACGCCCATGAATCCCTCTGCTGTACGCTCGACGCTCTCCTCCATGAACAGACACCCGATCTTGTTGTCGGTAGTCTGCTTGATGTGCATCACGATCTCACGCAGGATGGATGACTTACCCAGACCTGAGCCTGCACAGATGGTGACCAGCTCGGTAGGTCGGAAGCCGTACGTCAGCTTGTTGAGCGGCGGCCACGGGTAGTCGCCCAGTGACTCGGGTCGCTCACGTGACAGCCTCTCCCACAGGTCGGACGATGACAGCACACCCTCGGGGGTGAACGGCTTGGCGTCCCACATGAGTCGCTTCAGCTCGTCGGTCTTGCCTGCCATGACGTAGTCGTTCGCATCCTTACCGATCGCGGGGTCGAACTGCATGACCTTGATCTTGCCTGCGAACACGTCGCACATATCGGCGGTGGCCTTGCGTCCCTGCTCGTCGGCGTCGAAGGCTAGGATGATCTCGTCGTAGCTATCGAGGAATGTATACGATGCTTGCAGATCCTTACGTACACTGCCTGCTCCACCGGACAGTGACACCACGTGCTCGTCGTACTGCTCCTTGCTCTTGAGCCCCTGACGTGCGGCGATGGCGTCGTTCTCTCCCTCGACTACGATTACACGCTTGGATCGCTTGCCCTCGATGGCCTGCTGTCCGAACATCATGATGCCTTCGGAGTCGCCGGTACTGCGGAATGTCTTAGACTCCTTGCCTCGGATCTTGAAGAAGCAAGGCACGTTCTCGCCTGCTCGGAAGTATGGGTAGGCATAAGTGATTGTGTCCTCGACGACACCGTAGAACGCCACGTGTGCAGGCTCAAGCCCACGGTTAGCGATGGCGAACTTCTTGCGCTCATGCCACAGCCCGATCAATCTCTCGAACTCTGAGCTACGCGGCTGTAAGTCCACGCCTTTGGTCATAGGTTCTCCTCCTGTCGGTGGGGTGTAGGTCTCACATACGAAGCAGTATGCGTGATTATCATCATAATGCTGATTGCCATCACTACTGCCGCAGTTATCACACGGCCCCTTGTGGGTAGCATTAGAACCTCTCGTCGTATTCACTCATACCTCCCGTATTGTAACGGCCAGTTGAATCGTAGCACTCGTCCCTCTCTCGCCAAGGCCGTGCTAAGGCCTCAACAATAGAGTGATAGTGATCGGCCAGCTCTTTGAACTGCGTCTCGGTGATGGCCTCATCCTCAAAGTAACATGAGCCATCGATCTTGTAAAGCCTGTCGTGAATGATGATTGTGTTTGACAAGATAATGTCCTCCGGATACAATGGTATTAACAAGAGATACTTTAGACTAGGTTATGTATACTACTTACTACTCTCGACGTTACTCTAGAGTTAAAGATAACAACAGTTACCTCAGTATACATTAGACTCATTGTCTACAGCGTCAAGCATCTCGTCCATCTCAACCTGACCTAAGCTCTGCCAGTACCCTACACGTGCCGCGATCTCTACCTTCCAGTCGTATGGTATCTGCTCGATCTCACCGCCGCCAGCAAGGAACGTCTCAGTATCTTTCGCTAGCTTCTCACGCCACTCACGCTTAGACATACCGCACACGTCGTCGGTGTAGTCAATAAGCGCACGGTCCCAATCAATAAAGTCGTTCATGATCTCTCCACGCACTGCTTCAGTGCTTCAATGTCTTCGATAGATAACGGCTCGCCTTCGCGCGGCTGGTGCTGTACCTGCACACGTTGGAGCCGTACGTTCTTGTATCCCTTGTCAACTAGGCGACGCTTGTCGCACAAGGCGTCTGCCTCATGGATGTACACCATGCGTAGCTTGCCGTCGTTGTACATGACAATCACTTCGCTCATATATACGCTCCTCCGTATGCCTCAACAGATATACTGTCGGACAGGTTGCCCTCGATCTGGTCAAGGAAGTTGGTGTAGTGCGTCACGTTCAGCCAAGTGCTGTCGTGTTTGTACTCATCGTCCGGCATCCGGGTCGTGCTCTCAAGCAACAGACGCGCCTCCGTTACGTTACCGTCCTCGACATTCACTTCAACAGTTACTTCAATCGGTACTCTCACAATCTTACTCGTCATCGTTTCGATCCTTCTCATTCCACTGGGATATAACTAGTGACAACATGAACACTAGGACTATTCCAATTGCTAGGTCAGCCATCATTGCTTCGCACCTCCGCCACCACTCGCTTGATCTCTCGTAGCTCGGTGACTCGCTCGCACAGGTCGTCCAACATACCCTCAAGCGTGACGAGTGCGGCGTGCGCTATCCAATCATCGGTCTGTGAGATGTCGTAACACACCTGAGCTAGGTTATCACATACCTTGTCCAAGTGCTTGATATCCTTGTCAATCTGGTTCATACGTCCTCCTGCGGTGTATGCTCTAGAGTTATAAGCTCAAGTAACTGTTCTTCAATCCATCGGGTGTTCTCGTAGCCCATCAGACTTAAGTGCCTCGTCGCTCGCGTCACCACAATCTCGTCGCCTCCAAGCGCAGGACGCTTGATGACGTCCTTCGCGTCCAGCTCTAGGCCGTAGTCGTACAGGATAGTTTCCCCACCGTCGAACGTGTACTCTACGTATACGTCCATGCCGTCGAGCACTTCGTCTTGAAACAGTAGCTTACTCATCCTTCACCTCCTGCTTCCGACACTACCTCGCTCACGTACTTAACGATGCGATGCTCCGAGCCGGGGTCTCTCGCCAGCTCGTAGCCGAACTGCTCCACCGCTTTCACGTAGCTTGGGTATCGGTCTGTGTTCACATCGGCCCACGCGCACTGCGGGTCGAGCCATTGCACTTTATAGTATACATCACTCATCGTCTGCCTCCAGAAAGTATTCGCCTGCGTCAGTCATGCCTTGCAAGTGGGCACGTGCCGCGCTCAGCTCGCCTCGGATGACCGCCGCCATAGCATGGTTGCCCTTCTCAAGGCACTCAGCATAGTCAGCGGTCAGTTGGTTAACTCGTTGCATGCCCTGCTTGAGGGCGTCAGTGTATGCGCTCATGATTCCTCTCCCTTCTGGTATCTGATGAACTCGTCCACGGTGAGGTCGGACTTGCTCGCCCTGTCCCACATGCGGTTCAGTTGCTGTAATGTCATCTCGTGTTGCTCAAAGTGCAGACAGTCGAGGATGAATGAGCAGTACCGCTCGTCGCTCATCGCCGACCGCACTAGCCTGTCGGTGTTGGGTGTCCACTCCTGCTTACCTAACATAGGTCCACTCCAGTATAACGCAGTCCTCGCCGATGTAATCCACGCGTCGCTCCAGTGAGGGGTCGCCGGTCTGCATCCTCATGGCGTCAGCGTACGTCTCCAGCATGTCACGCCGTGTGAAGTGGATCGTCTGCGTTGCACCACGCGGCATCGTCTCGCCCTCGCGGTAGTGGAACTTGATGTGGTCTGCTGATAGTCTACTCATTTGTCTTGCCCTCCCATGTCATAGGCCTACCCTTAGCCGCCCACTCGTCGGCCTTGGCGTTGTAATACACTTGATACGCTAGCACGGTGTCCTCGCGCTTGCATTCGTCATACATGCACTGCGGCGGCACGTCGAACGGCTTGCGACAGTCGTCGAGGTTGACGGGCAATTGGCTCAGTGCCTTGGCGTGCTCGGCGATGGTTTTGTGCGTCTTGCCATAGCGCCGTGTGTACTCAGCACCCAGCGCCATCATGTGGGTATAGGACCACTCGTATGCACTAGCACTAGAGCGTACCCACACGGTGCTGGGGTGGTTCTTGTGCGTAGACTTGTACGCCACCTGTATACCGTCAAGCT